TGTTTGCTATGCAGAGTTATCTTGCTGGTGCTATGGGCCTTCCTGGGTTCCAGGACGCTGACAAGCTGTGGGAAATGATGAAGGCATGGTCATCTGAACATGCTCCTAAAGTGTGGAACAACATCAAGGACTATGGTCCTAAGCAAATGGTGATGGATCATTTAGGTGAAGATGCTCTATATGGCAATGCTTCTACCGAGACAGGATTGGCAATGACAAGTCGTATTGCTGCTCCTTCCTTTACGGACATGGCTCAAATGCCCGGTGGTATGGCTATGGACATTGGTAAGCAAGTGGGTAACGTAGTAGGTGCTGTTGCCAATCCTTCTGCTGAGAATGTAGCGAACGCTGTCATTGGTAGTGCTCCAGTGGGGCTACAAGGTGCCTTGGAAACAGGTCCATTCCGTGACGTACAAAGTCGTCCTCGTGAAGATGGTCAGCTTTATTTGAAGCGTGGTACACCCACACCGGAAGGTGATGTGGTGAGAACACCTGGAGATGAAACTGCTCGTAGATGGGGTATGCGTACACAGCGGGAAGTGCTGACTAAGGATGAAACCTATCGTGCTTCTGCTCGTAGGGTTCAAGGACAGGCTGCTGCAACTGCTGCTATGGACAAGTTCTACAACGCTGCTCGTAAGGGTGATGAAGATACTGCGAAGAGCTATGCTAAACTGTACACAGAGCTATCTGGTAAGGGCATCACCAATGAGCAAATCTCTGCTCGCTTGATGCGGGAGTTTACATCAGGAAAAGAAAAAACCCTCACCGCTGCCAAAACTTTGGAAGCAATGAGGGCTGCTAAACGAATGATGGAAATTATTGAAGCATCTAAAACTGCGGAGGTGGAATAATGGATGAAGACCTGCATGCTAGAATGAAGGAGATGTTATTTGGTGATGATCATGGAACGTTCTCTCTTTCTGACATGAGAACACGCCAGCCGTTGGAAACAGCGATTGGTATTGAAAATGTCCGACAGAGTTATAATTCCAAAATGATTCCAGACAGGAAGTTTTATCCTAGTCCTAAACCTAAAACATTACGTCAGTTACAGATTACTTTTGATGATTTATATGGGCGTAATGGGGAAGAGCTTTACAAATACTTTGACCCAGCAACAATGATTGCTCCACAACGGATGCCTAGAAACATTAATGGTGAAGTTGCTTATGATCCTAAAGATAGGTCTGCTGCTAACACTGTTGGTATTAGTACAGTACATCTTTGGGATGATCCTTTAGACCATCGTGTAAACACTTTGCTGCATGAAGGTGCTCACGTAGACGACTTACGCAACCATAAGAACCCTAGTAATTTGTTTGGTGAAGTTGAACCAATTAATTTACTGGAGCATATTGGAGTTTTGGCTAAAATGCCTAATAGGGATAAGTATTTTAAGGCGGGGAATTGGGCGTCAAACCCAAAAGAACTTCGTGCTAACTTACGTGCCTCTCTAGGAGAGCAGCCTCGTGGCACTACCAGTGCTGCACACTTTGATGACTTGTTAAAGATATTGCAGGAAGCTGGTGGAGTTACCTACACTCCATCCTCTTCTACTAGTTCCACTAATCAGGTCAAACTGAGAGACAAGGAAGCAATTCTTAAAGGTTTGGAAATGGACATGTTCCCACGGGAACGTTGGTTGGAACCTCGTGAACCGTCCTACAAAGAAAAGTTCAGTGACAAAATCAATCAGCTCTTAAAAAGCATTTGGTAAACAAAAAAGCCCGCCTCCTTACGGAAAGCGGGCTTTTCTTTGCCTAAACGTTTTTAGGCTTCTCAAACGTAATCATTACAATGCCAAGCATAATGGCAACTCCCCATTCAATTTCTTCCTCTTCACAAGTAGCAGCGTCAGCGATGAGTACACCAATACCTGCTCCATAAATCCAATCCCAATCAAATACGATCATTCTTTTCCTTTATTTTAAAGGCTGGAAGGACACAGCGCATCACCCATTCTCTACGCTCAGAGGAAAAAAGTTCTCGGGCTTCGTCCCAATCTTCGATGATTAGTTCATCAATACGTCTGCCACGTAGTTTGGTGCTACCAAAAATAAGCTGTTGATGCTGCACCTCCCCAGCCCTATTAGTCCATTTAACTCGCATTTAATTTAAGCTCCACAGCTCCCCCCCTTTCCTGTGAGGTCGCAGGCTTCAAATAATTTAAAGCGGATTGAAGAATCACCGGAGAATCTTGAAGATGCCCAATCCCACGGTTACAGTTATTACATAACAGTCCCCGAATTTGTCCTGTTATATGGTCATGGTCTACAGCTAACTTTTTAGAACATGTTCCAGAACAAATTGCACAAACATAATTTTGCCCCTTTAACAACTTCTCATACTCTACTGACGTTAAATTATACTTTTTCTTAAGGGAATACTCAGCAGAATATTGTAGGTTTGCCTCCTTATTTAGCAAATAGTTTCTACGTCGGTTTTCTTTCGCCCGCTCTTTGTTTTTTAATCTCCAAGCTAGACTTTTAGCGGCATATCTCTCTTTATTAGCAATATAATGCTCTGGATTATACGCCACAACTACCTCCGCGATTTGTCATTTCACAAATATCAACAACTTCCTCAAAAATTTGATCTTTGTGTTTCATTGCCTCCTCATAAGCAATTGGAGTTAATGGCTGACCCCCACGAGATGCGTCGGGATAGCAAGTGAACCCACGCAATCTAGGTGCATATTTAGCCAAGATTTCAGAAAAAGATTGGACACAGGACTCATTATTTTCCTTAGTTCCCCACCTAGGTAGGTTGATTGTGGAGGATATACTCATATCTACAAAATCTTGTACGTCCGCTTGGAATTTGATTCGCTGTTCATAGTTGTTACTTAAGCGGAGGGCTGAATCAATGTTTTCAGGCTTGACTCCATACTGGTCAATAAGGAGTTGTGCTGTTCCGTCGATAACATATTGGTATTTCCACTTAGTACCTTCGGTAAGGAAGCGGCGTTTATAAGCGACTGCAAATAGAGGTTCAATCCCCGTTGTAGTTCCCGCAAGGATACCAATGCTTCCTGTTGGGGCAATGGCTCTATATGCAACTGGACGGCTGATATAAAACCTATCGCAATGCTCATTCGCTGATCGTTCAGACTCGCTTCTGTAAATTTCGAGCCATTGTCTAAGTTCATCTGTTACCTCGTATTGTTGTCCGCGTTGGAGGAGCCATTCGTGAATTCCCATCAGACCTAAGCCCAGTCTTCGATTCTTTTCTCTGACCTTATAAACCTTTTCGTAAGGTAAATCGGCTCGTAAAGTTCCGCAGACGAGGAACTTACTTGCAAGCGCCACCACAGATCGGAATTCTTCCAGACTTGTGATATTACCCAGATTAATAGACCCAAGATTACCCCTGCTTGGTCAGGTAGACAAGATCATCACCCGTTCTGGGTGTTTCCTTTTACAAAGATTCAGGCAACTTATACTGATATGAGGGAACAATATGTGGAGCAATACAATCAAACCATTTTTCTTTTGATTGTTTGGCAAGGTTAAGTTGCCAAGTTGTTCCATTTTTGTTGATGTTCCAAATAATTCCGAGTTTTTCAATGAAGGCTTTTCTTAAAGCTTCTTGCTCAAAATATGTGTAGGCACAAGTAGAGAGCCTAACAATTTGAGAACCTTGATTGTTGTGACACAAACTACCGTCATCCATATACAAGAAAGCGGCAGCTTCCCAGTCAAGCAACGTTAATTGGTGAGGATCAATTACTCGGCGATTATTTTGGTACTGACGTTCTCTGATTCGCGTGAACAGTGGGTGAGAAGTCACTCGTACTTCATTAACCCATTTGTCATTATCTTTGCGAATATAATCATCTAATACCACTTTACAGTCCTGTAACCCATCAAATTTTTGGGCGATTATTTCTAAATAATCTTTGTGAACAGGGTCACGGGAAATGGAATAATGTGCGTTTTTATTATGTGTTGCATAACCCACATAACCATCACCGCAGACACTCCAAGAAACAAACTTGGATAGTTGCATCATATTAATCTTCATAGTCGTTACGCCTCTCTAATGAGCTGGCTCGGTATCATCGCATTAGCGGTTTCCACCGATATTAGGAAATTTGCTAGCACTATTCCTAGTGCAAGGTGCTTATTGTTAACACATCAGAATCATCCTCACTGGTGACTTCAGTACAAGCATTACGCAGTGTTTCATTCTGCTTACTTCCAAAGTTAAAGCTAAACCCAGGCTCCCCTGTCTCCATTGCCTGACGAACATTCTGTAGAAATACAGGATTATCTTTTAGCTTCGAGATAGAGTCGTTAGGATTTTCCTCAACAATCTGGTAGAAGGGATAACCCAAGGCAGCGTCATCATAATTGACGCTGATGTTGGTCATGTCGAGCGGTGCGACCGCGTTAAAATCTTTCTCCTTGGATTCTCGAATTGCTTGGGACCAGTTTTTACTCTTAAGGAACGCAGCAATGTCCTCGTGTTGCCAATTGAGACTTGCATATATTGCTGAGCGTCGGCTGCCTCCTTGCATAACGTTTCGACCGATTTCGTTAATTGCATACATGAGCGGGAGAGGTCCGCTTGCAGTGCCTCCAGTGCGGCTAAGCGCCTTTCCAGCAGGTCGAAGTCGGGAGTAGTCAATTCCAATACCTCCACCAGTCATTAAACAACTCATTGCTCGCCATGTTACAGCACTCCATTCTTCTCTGGTATCTTCTTCCGCTCGTAAGAGGTAGCAATTATTCCAAGCACTATAGGGCCTTCCACAATAATATATATATCTTCCGCCCGGAAGAAACTTCATGGTTTTAATGCACTCAACTAAATCTCGGCACTCTTCTTTACTTAAAAGTCGCTCTGCTTTTCCCCAACGTGTTCCACAAACATCTTCTACAATTCTCTCAGCAGTTTTTGCCCAGGTATCACTTGCTCCCTGGGCATACTTAAATCTAAAAACGTTAGAGGCAAAGGAATTTCTGAATTCTTGTTTTTCTTGCATTTATTTCCTTGTTAAATATGCACGCACATCGTAAGCTGCTTGTTTCTTTAGAATCAAATATGGGTATAATTTGTCAATTAAAATTATAGCCTCTTTCTTATTCCAGTACAACTTGTATGCAGCTTTAGTTGCTTTATGTTGCCCGGCTTCCAGATGCTTGTAGCAATTTCCACCATACTGCTCTTGGATATGACAAAGAAGATTATATCCATCTTCACCTGACTGCGATAACATTACTGTAGCATGTGGATACTCTTTACCGTTTTTAAACTGTTTACCAATATAAAAAGTACCTTCACCATCAAAGAAGCCAGCTAAATATTCTGGAGTCATTCAATCTCCTTGTGTTCTGGACAACGTGGTTCATCTGGAAATAGAGGATGATCCTCAAACTCTTTAATTTCTTTCTCAGCCTCTACTTCCTCATGCTTACGCAGGAGATAGCGTTTCTTGAAAGTTGCCTCATCAGAGCGCAGATTCGAGTTTTTGTCTTGTTTCTTCACTTACGCCCTCATTAAACACCATATCAATTACTTCTCGAAAACTCATTCCCACAAGATCAAGGAACTGAAGCACATCGAGTTCGGCTTCTAGCAAATCTTTCAAACACTCTTCATTCATGGCTTCATGTGAAAATCAAAGAATGCTTGTTGAAGGCCTACTGCCTTAAGTCGGTCAGTGTCTGAATCCCCAGAAAGTCCAGCAGTAGGACCAATGTTGCTAAATCGGCTTGGACCTCCACAAACAGACCCCTGAGCACATAGAGCTGCTGAGCCATGAAAATGGTCAAAGCCACATGAGCTACTATAAGAATTTTGCGGAGAGGCACCAGCATCCTTTACATGGGCATACCCAGTTGTTGTAGATGGCGAAAGAGCCACGTGAGGGCTTCCGTAACCTCGCTCACTTTCTGGTGTTCCGAGTAGAGAAGACAGCTTAACGTGACCAATCCGATCAGATTCAGTCCCGTTACCACGGGTAGAATGTACTTTTTCATTTGTTTCAACCTCAATAAGTTTCTCAAGAAAATGAATAGCCTTGCGAATATCTTCAAGGCCGTTTTTGTCCCGCCACCGGGAAATGTATTTAACCGCAGTACCTTCTAGATAACCAAGCTTGTTCGCTGTGATGAAATCCCAGGCTTGGATCGCTTGCTTCTGGTAGTGGGTACCTCCGTATTGTTTACTGTTCGCTGACATATGTATACCCCATTTCACGTAGTTCTTGTAGTTGTTCCAGAGTGTAAGTTGCTTCCACAGGAAGATCACCATCGAGATATTGACGGTAGTGTGGAGGAAGCTTTCCTTCTACTTTTGGTCCCTCTTCACCAAATTTAATTGGCTTACCTAGATATAGCCACATCAAGAATATTTCTTTCGTAGATATGCCAGCGATACCGGCATTAGATCAAACTGTCCGTCATGAACATCATGAGCTACCAAAATACCACGCCAATGCTTGTTGCCTTGTGGACCCATGTAGTCTTCATCATGCTCATAAGCACTACCACAAATAACTGACGTCAGGAGTGCCCCATCAGCGCGTGTAGCCGTGGCAATTTGCAGTCCTTGCTGGTGACCCGCTACGCAGGACATATTGGTTTTACGCAACTGCGCAGAAGCTGTAGATGCCGGACGTCCTGCTACCCCTGTGACGAAATAATGGCTATAAGCAACACCATCGAGAAGTAGAACGTCCAAGAAAGGATGAGTTTGCCACCCGGCGTTTTCAAATGAGAGATGGTCGAGAGACAAAACACCTTCAAGCTTTGGATCATTGTTAACAGCTTTTTCAATACGATATTCATGGTTACCATACAGCATATGCATTTCAGGCTTATACTGCGCCTTCTTCTTTTTAGCTAAGGCAGCATTATGCTCCTTAATGGGAGCAAGGAGGGTGTGCATAGCCTGATGGGAAGCTTCAATGTCTTTGACATACCGCTTACCTTCAAAACTCTTCTTACCAATGTCGTAGCTAGACAGGCTCTCCATATCGGCAAAGTCCCCCAAGCACACGATCTTCTCTGGCTGTTTCTCAAGGATGTATTGTCCAATGAAGCCTAGATACTCTGTAGAGTGTCCTGGTTTAACCTGACAGTCTGGGATAATAAGATGTCTCAATCTGGCATCTCCGTTCGCCATTGATGGTTGCAAATGGGACAGCGGTACTCAATGTAATAGTCGCTATCAGCGTCTGTTTCATGCGCTTTCGGATGCACCCACATCACACCTGGAGGAGTGTTTATTTTCGAGTATGGGTCTTCTTTTGTACAGACACGGCGAGGACGTGTCATTGCATGGGGCTCTCTGTTGAGAAGGTTTCATTAAACTGTACACCAGGAACTAGAGCCATTAGGCCCATAGCCAGCATACCATTCAACCCAAAAGACACAACCAATGCGCTCTCTGAGGCAGTTAGTTCTCCAGTAAAGGAGAGTGTCTTGTCTTCCATTTCAGTTACTGTGTTGATTTTCATGTGTATCCTTGTAAATAAAGACCAGTTTATTGAGACTTAGCATATAATCAATCATGTGTTTTGTGCCTCTACTTGAGCCGTCCCATACAGCGATTAGTGCATCAGCATACTGCCCCATCTCAATATTACGCAATATACCCGCTCGCTTTCCATGCAGAGTCCAATTGGCTGGAAATACTTTTAATGGTAGGTGATGAGTTTTAGCGTACTTTTCTCCTAACCAATCTACCCCATAAGCTCCACCAGAAACGATTTCAGGTTGTGTATATGTTTTCCAGTTTTCTTGGTCTTTACTCATCCACTCGTTAAAGGCTGTGTTAATAGCATTATCAACTACGGCCTGTTTAGTGATGGTACGAGAACCTGCAACAATTACACGCACTCTTGATTCCGTTCATTTTTGGTCTTTACTTTATGGCATATTTTACAAAGAGTTTGCATGTTCTTCTTTTCACAGAAGAGTCTGTCGATGTAAATATCCCACGTTTGAAAGCCCTTTTTAGGATCGACCACGGGCTTGATGTGGTCTACTTGAATGTCGCGGCTACTAAACTCTTGCTTACAATGCTGGCATAAATACATCTGAGCAAGGCGTCCTGTGGCTGGATTAATCTTACGTTCTGTTTTAGCGTCAGCCAGCACCATATGTT